TCAGTTGGGTCTTCATATATGTAATTAAATTTTGACATCTATATTTCTCCTATGTTCTAAGTTCATATATAAATATCAAAAAGAAATGAAATTCAGCAATAATTTACCTGGCTAGATCTGAAGAATGTATTTTAGATTTTACAAAAAAAACAATTAGTTTCAATAATATGATATAATTAATTCGTCTTTATTATTATTACCTGCCATTTGGATTATGTCCACTTTGGTATTCTCTTTTATATGGAAATTGTGATAATAACTTAATTTTTTGACCACACCCACATTTACAATACTGTATTTCATTATTAAATATATATTTTTTAACATATTCTATTTTTGTTATATTATGTTCCATTCTAATATGATATGATAACAATCGTTCTGAACCAAATATTTCTTTACATATTTTACATTCAATTTTGTTGGATAATGCTCTTTGATTGTAATCTTTATATTTATATCTAAATTCACTATATTTATCAACATATTCATTAGTTGTCATATTATGTGAATCTCTTAAATGGTTTGAAAACCCAACTGTGGTATATTCATTTCCACATATATCACATTGCATTTTATTGATTCTTCTAACATTCTTTTTTTTATATAATTTACTTTTCCTAAATTCACCAAATCGATTAACATAATCATCTACTGATATATTGTGTTTTGATTTTATATGACTAACTATACCATATGAAGATATTTTTTGATTGCATATCTTACATATGATATTATTTGCTTTTGTGTATTTATTTCTTTTCATAATTATATCTCCTATATATAAATATACCAGTTTTAGAAAAAAAATATAACTTTTTTATATATCTACAAAATAATACAAAAAAAGAGGCTAAAAATTAATTAGCCTCTTTTTGTAGCTCGTTGTTTTTCAACAACTTACATTAACTGATTATACCAGATCTAATCCATCTACATAGATTTTTCCGTAAAATTCTGGTCGAACCATTTTCTTGGCATATCGTGTCATTACGCCTTTACGTGGAGTAAAGTCGTTAGGATCGTATACAAGAGGTGTCATGATAAGTGGTACATATGGAGCATATACAGCACCAGTTTCAAGGAAGTTACTTCCGCGGAAACCAACAAGAATTGTATTTTCAGTCATATACGGATTCTTGTAAACTGTCCAGCGGTTTGAAATTCCACCGATTTTCTGTACGCCCATAGCGAACTGTTGTTTATCACCATCAGTATCAGCCATATATCCTGGTAGAGATTCAAGAATTGTAGCTACAGTTGGGCCACAAACAACAAAGTTTGCTCCACCACGCAGTGTTAATTTATGAATTTCATTGGATACTTTCTGAACTTTACCAATAAGTGTCTGCCACCATTCGAATTTGGTACCTGTGAATGTTCCGCCAGCAGATGTGCTAAATGCATTATTTGCTGCGTTATATTCGTTACCAATTTTTGCTGACCAATAGTCAACTGTTTGAGCATCACTGATAAGCATATCGAGGATTTCAAGATCGATTTCCATTGATACGTATTCAGTTAACATTGATGTCAATTCAGCTTCACCGTCAACAGAATGATAAGCATTCAAGTCTTGAGCTAATTCAGGTGTCCATACAGCTTTCAGCTTTCTGGTTTTAGCAACAATTGCTCTAGATTTCAATTCGATATCTACTTGCGGAATCTGTAAAGAATCTGATGTAGCATCACCTGTAGTATCTTCAAAGTCACCACGAACTGCTTCTGTAGTGTATTTTGGATAATGTAGAGTCATTGATTCGTCAATGAAATCATCAGCTGATGAGGCAGAAGCGAACCATGTAAGTGTTCCTGCTACACCGTCTGTACCATCAATCGAGAATAGTTCTGGAAATACTCTGTTAATTGCATCTCCAGCACCAATATCGGCACCATTTGGATTTCCTGCACTAATTGAACCAGATGCGATAACAGCTGCTCTAATAGCAAGCTTATCTACATTAGTTGCTGTAATAGCACTAGTAACTTTAAAGATTTCACCAGCATTTACAGATGAACTTAATTCAGAATTGAAATTGATGTCTTTCCATGTAGCTTGTGCTGCACTTGCGATATCAAGTGTTGTATCTGAACCAGTTGCCATTGTGTATCCATAACGACCTGCGCCATAGAAACCGCCAGCATAACTGTCTTCACCGTAAGGTGCAGATGAACCAGAAGGACTGTATTTACCAGTTTTACCATGAATTGATTTACTATCATCAAATCCCATACGGTTCGAACCATATTGGAAATCAAGATAGAATACAAGACCTGATGGTAAATTCATTGGTTGAACAGAAACAAATTCTTGAGCAGCAATCTCACCAAAAATTCTACGAACTAATGGAAGTGCTACACCAGACCATTCCTCATCACCCTTATATGCGCCGGCTGAACCAGCTGAAGGGCTTGTTGAGGAAGCTTCTTTAATAAGCTCACGTGCCTGGTTTTCAAGAAGTTGTGCCATTCCACCTCGATCGAAGTCACCTTCAAGACCATCAAGTAGACCAGTTTTGTCCCATTTTTCAGTAAGCGCTTTTGCTTGGTCTCGCTGTTTTTGATATCCAGCTGTTCCAAGTAGCGCTTCATTAATATATTTTGACATTAAACTTCTCCTAAGTTAAAATGTTATTTGATTAATCCTGCAAGTTTTCTAAACCTTTCTGCAACTTCAACTTCCTCTGTAATCACTTTCTTTGATTCTTTGGAAGGCTTAGTTGATCCAGTTTTTCTACTTGCGGATTCTTTAATTTTCGATTTGCGTACTATAACATCACCGCTCTGAAAACTCTCAGCTAATGTAGTGTAAACAAGTTTGATTTCGCGAGTTGTTTGTGCTCTATCAAATGTTTCTACGACTTTAAGTTTCTGGTTATTGTCAAGTGCAAATTCCTTAAACAGTTTATTTGTGAATAGAAGTTTAGCATTTAGGATGTTAATCTCATGAAGTTTATCTTTCAAGAAATGAACAGCTTCTTTGTACTCTTTGAGTTCAGCTTTGATTTCTTCGATTTCTTCAGCTTCAGCTACTTCTTCAGCTTCTTCTTCAGCTTCTTCTTCGTCTTCGTCTTCCTCAAAAAGAGATTCATCAACTTCGAATTCCTCTTCTTCGTCTTCAACTTCAGCTTCAGCTTCAAATTCCTCTTCTTCAGCTTCGTCTTCAAACTCTTCATCTTCAACGAGTTCATCTTCAAGTTCTTTGATAATAGCTTCAAGATCAAGATCTCCAATTTCTTCCTCATCTTCAATGTCTTCTTCCTCTTCGACTTCGATTTCTTCTTCGTCTTCTACAGGAACTTCATCTTCGACTTCTTCCTCTTCAACTTCGATTTCTTCTTCATCCTCTACAGGGACTTCATCTTCGAATTCTTCATCTTCATCTTCACGAAGTTTAGCTGATAGCATCGATTGGAGATGTGGAGTAAATGCTTCTTCTAACGCCATTTTAGCATTCGCTAGAGCAGTTTCACGTACAGCTTTAGCATCAGCAATGGCTTCTTTCAATAGATCGCCCATTAATCTTCTCCTAATATTTGTTATTTGGAAATATAGTTATTATAAGAACTATAATAATATTCTATTTATTAGACTCCGTAAAGGTGGGAACGGAGTATTGTTGTGTATATAAATATAACCTATCTTAAAAAATACACTAAAAAATATATTTATTTTTCATTTTCTTTATTATATTTTGCCCTACTTTTAGCTAAATTTTTAGCTCGTCTACGTTTTTCTGATGGTTTTGTGTAATACGACTTCTCTCTTAACTCTACCAATAAATTACTATCTTTGACTTTTTGCTTTAATTGCCGAAGTGCAAATTCTATATTATTATTTTTGACTTCAACGTAGAGTCCCTGAAACTTATCTTTCTTTTTCTTTGGCATATAACCTCCTATTATGTTAATTTGTAACGTATATTAAATATTCCACAACTCATCAACGATTTGTTGTGCGCTCATATTTATTTTTCGCATTTCTCTTTTAATTCTCGAATCTTTTAGGATATCAACGACTTCTTTTTTTGATACATCACCATCTGGATATGATTGATTAAGCCTTGTTGCAACCTGCCCCATAACCTCAGCATAATCTGGATCATCACGTCTCATATCTTTTGCTAGAAATTCTGCATTTCTGGATAGATATTGTGAATCTCTTTTAGGTGCTTCATCCAACTTTTGAATTTCTTCTCTAATGAGTTCTCTTAATTGTGTTTAGTTAGTTTCATTATATTTGCTCCTATTCCACTTCATATCTAACCGATTCTGAATTCTTCTCCATAAAATTCACTTTTAGATAACCACTTTTTGAATTTTTTATGGTCATTCGATGTAGTTGCATATACATACAAAGTATCGACACTCTCATTCAACTTCTGAATTTCTTCTCTTATGATTTCTTTAAGTTTTGTTTTTGTTATTTTCATTTTAATTTCCTCATTACATATGTTTTACTAAATTGAATTGTATCACCAATTTTGGCTTTCTTTCCATCAATATTTTTTTTATCTTTATTCTTTCCTAACCTTTCCACTGTTCCTTGAAGTACATTTGATCTCGGAAATAGTCTTCCGATTACAACTGCAATGGTCCCATCAAATAATTCTACTTTGGTTCCCTTTTTGATTCCAACTTGACCTGGATGGCCGCTTGGATGTCTGGTCCCCAAGGCTTCTGTGAGTAGTTCTTTAAGTTTAATCATTTTATTTATATTCCTTAAAGAATTCCCTCATAGCTACACCGAATTCCCACATCTCATCTTCATTTAACTTTGGGAATAATGAGCGCCTCCATTTATTGATTATTTTAGTAGCTTCACTCTTTCCTTTATTTTCATTCAGTAGTTCTTCACGAATGATTTGTTTTAGTTTTGTTTTTGTTAATTTCATAATTTTACTCCTAACTTTTTAAACCAAGGTTGTTTTTTTAATTCCTTTTCAATTGCATTATACAGCCAATCACCACTAACTCTTCCTTTATACTCAGGATCATATTGTAGGGCCCTAACAGTATCTTGTACCATAGATTGGATATCAATATATCCCATATCCTTAACTATATCAATAATAGTTCGTTTATGCTCAGCTGCGAATTCTTTTGCTAGCTGTTGGTATTCCCCACTTGATAATTTTTCTTCACTTAATCTTTTAATTTCTTCTCTGATGATTTCTCTAATTTTTCCTACAACTGATTCATTTTTTTTAATTGATTCTAAGTACTTACTCGCAACATATCGTTCTTTACCATACTTCGCATGTTCCCATTTTTTTCTTAATGAATTAGGCATTAAATCATATTCTTCCGACATACTATTATTAACAAACCAAGCAACCCGTCTTGCGTCCGCTATAACAAGCTTTCTATATCGATTTTCTTCTAGCGTTTTCATAAATCTCCTAATTTCTTTAACTGTTACTCTTTTCATTGTTATATTCTCCTACAGTTTTTCATTATATAACCGTTTCATTATCATATCATATTTATTATATGCTTTTAACACATCTGCTCCTGTTTTTTTCCATTGCTTATCCTGAACCATTCCTGGAGTTTTTAGATATTTTTTTAATGCCTTACTCATATCATCACATTTTACTAAAAGCGCCGTAAATTCTTTATCGTTATGTGGATGAGCATATTCAACTTCGCTGAGCTCTTCTCTAATGATTTCTTTGAGTTTTGATTTTGTTATTTTTATTTTATTTGCTCCTAGTAAAATACCCTCCAAAATGTTTCCTTTTCCAGGTCGTTGCTGGAATAAATAATCTTGTTAAATCCTTTTGACTAAAGATAGTAACTCCTTTCTTTTCTACCTTCATTACTCTTACATTATCCCTCTTTCCTAACGTAAATATATACCACCCACCTACTTCTAGAGGTTTGGCTTTACTATCTACATATCGTTCAGCTTCATTCAACTTTTGAATTTCTTCTCTAATGATTTCTTTGAGTTTTGATTTTGTTATTTTCATTTTAAAATTCTCCTAAGCTTGTCTTTCTGTGTTTTAACTTCGCCTTTAACAACTTCATCAGATTCTACATTTTCCGAATCTGCTTTTCCGACAAATATATCTCTGCTAAAATCGGTTTCAATTACTTTTCTAGTATCTTCAATTTCTCTAACTTCATTAGCCATTAATGAAGTTTGTTGAAATGATATATCTTTAGTCTCTTTCTTTGATAAATATTTTAATAATATTTTGATACCCAATACAGCTTGCCATAATACTAAACTGTAAAGTATTAAGTGTTCTAAATGATGTAAATGAGGATTCATTTTAAGTTGTTTCCTCCGATATCAATTGTGATTCTTTTAATTCAATAAATTTACAACCAAGAAAACCAATAATTTCTTGTTTTCTTTGTCTATTAACATGATATTCAATACTACATATGTGGTAAGTTATTTTATTCACTAAATTCTTCCTGAATTAACAGTGCTTCATTAAGACATCCACGGGCAACTGCATAATGAGCGTCATTAACAAGTATAATATTAGAAACTGGAATAGGGAAATTTTCCTGATCAAATTGTTCATTTACTATATCTAAAAAACCTTTAACAAGACAAGTTCCCCCACCAAAAACTATAGGTATTGAGCTTTGAAAATTAGGAACATTCTTAGTATTATTAAATTGATTAACTAAATTTACAAACAAATAATTAATAAGCGCTGAATAATAACTCCGTATTGCGTGTAATACATTATACTCGTCTGATTCTTCCTGGTAAATATCGTTTATCGCTGACGCTTTCAAGTCTAATAAATTTGAAGTTTCTTTTATGTTTTGAACTTTTGCAATTGGAACACCTGTGTCCATACTAACATTAGTGTCCACCCAATCTCCACCGCGCGTTACTGAAAACGATACTGCTGTAATTCCAGCGTACATCACACAAATATTGCAGAGTCCAGCTCCCATTGAGATTGCAATTCCAGTTAAATTATTATCAAGTAGTGAATCATATGCCAAAGCTACACCCTCCTCAATCTTTTTTGCTTTATACCCATACCCCTCGATAATTGTTTTCAATACATCTTCATGATAATCAACTCTTCGATTCTGATCAATAGGCTTTGCTGGAACACAATATACGCATATTTCGTCTTTTTCTGCCTTTCCGAGTAATTCACCGATGATTGCGTTGAGAATTGGCAATGAATCTCTCTCGTCTGGATTCAATAATCCAGATTTCATTGGACGTCTCAATTTAGCAGACTGAAATATCTGTGCGTAGTTAAAAGCATGTTGTCCAACGATATGAACTTTACCTGCTTTTTCCACAAATGGAATCTTTTGTCTTTTCAACATTCTTTTTACTTGTTGAGCATCACCATCAACAGTTAAGAATACATTTCTTTGTTTCTTTAATGTATCTTCTGTAGCTGCTATGTAGTAACTTGTACCACAGTCAAGACCTTTTGCCATTATTGTATCTCCTGTAACTTTTTTAAGAGTAACCAAATTCCTAATATTATTTGCCAAATGAGTAAACTGTATATTAGTAGTTCTGGCATGCTACATTGACAATCCTACTTTACCTGTCATCAAGTCCCATATATATTCATCTGAGTTCTGCATTGCTTGCGATTTTAAATATTTCTCAAATCCCTTATGTTTTTTTGAATACTCTTTGAAAACTTTCATATTGGCTTTTCGACATTTATTAAAATTTGGACCAATTTCTTGTAAGAAATCATATACTACATCATCTAACTCTGCCTCATTCAACAATTCTTCTCTTATAATCTCTTTTAATTTACTTTTTGTTAGTTTCATTTTCGTAAACTCCTCAGTTTATTTATTCTTAATCATATCCCCAAGTGAAGGAATACCATTCACAACATTACCAATGTCTTTCAATCGTTTCTTTGGTCGTCTATCCATAGATTCTTTTGTTGATTTGACTGCCTTTGTGATAGCTTTTCTTTTCTTATGAATATATTCATCACTATCATCAGTATCACCGTCATTATCGATGTCTTTATCTTCTCTATCTTCAAAGTCATCTTCTGGTTCAACTTCATCTGTATCAACTGGGTCAAGTGCTTCGTCAATAACTTCTCGAATTATTTCTTTTAGCTTTGATTTTGTTATTTTCATTTCGTTTGCTCCTTAATCGGTTTCTTTGTCCGCTTGCCAGTTTTTGTCTACATAGTTAAACAGTTCTTTTTTCTTTTCATCGTCAACATTATCAATATCTCCCGGATCAATTCCAAATTTCTCGCACGCTTTTCTAAAGAACGCTTGATATTCTTCCTTATCTCCAGATTCTTCGTTAATTTCATAGTAGCGATTTAAAATATGTCCAGCATCTTCGTACAAAGCTTGAAGCCGTTGATTTACAGAATGAGCTTCAGTAGCTGTTTTCTTAAACTCTTTAACGATTCCTGATAAAGATTTCATGTTACGGTTAACGGAAACCTTATCAAACCAACCATCTGTTTCAGACAAAATATGAGAATGAGCTGATTCTGCAATTTTAACCAACTGTTCTGCTATTTCAAGAATTGAATGCTCTGAATATAGTTTCTTTCCTACAATACTATATTGAGATACACCTTCAATAACTTCACGTTTATTGATTTTTGGTTGTTCATCTTCAAATACTTCATAAAGTAGTTCTTTTAGTTTTGTTGTCATTGCCTTTCTCCTAATTAATCTTTGAGTTTTGATTATAATTGTTTCTCTAATTTATTCAATGTTCGCTTAATCCAATCTACCAATTTACCTAATTCTGTATAAGTTTTCTCTGGCTCAATACTGAATTCTGCTTTATTCAAGGCAACCTGAATTCTTTTTTTTGCATTATCTAATTCTTTTTTTAGATTACGGTCATCATATTCATTCAACAATTCTTCTCGAATCATCTCTTTGAGTTTTGTTTTTGTTAGTTTCATTTTGTTTCTCCTATACTGTTAATATAATATATCTTATTACGGCGCCTATCAAAACAGTATATACAATCCATAATGCTTTATTAACGCCGCCCTTCCACATCAACAACGATTTCATGTTATCGAAAGCGTCTTCAATTTCTGCTTTTCTATTTTCCCAATATCGCCTATCTTCGGTATTCTTATTTACTCGAACAATAACGCCTTTATCGGGATCGAGTAGCTGTTTCTTAATAATCCGTAAATCATCTTTTAGGTCGTCTTGACCTTCTTGTAAATTTTCGATAGCATTCTTAATCAATAATAATTCACCATTCGGTGTCCTTTTCTCAATTTCAGTCAAGGCTTCAAGAATTTCTTTATTTGTCACTCTCGTTTTATTCGCCATTTTAGTATCTCCTTAGTTTACCTTTTGATATATACTTTCTAAATTTATCTCTTACTTTTAACCACAATTCTTTTATAAAATCAAACTCATATCCATGTCCAACACTAAGATATTTTATATTTACAGTTCTTGCAATATCCATTGGATCATATTTTCCGGTTTTAACTCCATTTACCATTTCTTTAATAATTTTATGTGAAGCTTTTCTAAGATATGAAGTCCAGCGCGATGCTTCTTTTAACAAAATATCATGTGCTTCTGGACTACTGAATCCCTGTCCTGGCATTGCCTCATCAATCTCGTCATTAATTAAAGCTTTTACTGGAGACGAATCAATTTCATTCTGTATTTGCTCTAATAATGAAATTGTAATCTCTTTTTGCTTTTTCTTTTCTTTCTTTACGTCGAGATTATGCATCTGCTTCATCATTTTTTTGTATTTCAACTTTATTCTCCGTGCATAATAGAATTAATAATTGATTCAGCTTTACACCACTTTCCACAAGTCCTGCCCTGTTGATGCTCTTTGCCCTCTTTAAGTGGTGCCATGAAAGCTCCATGTGTACTTGGGTTGCTGACGAAATCGAAGGCAATTAATTCGAAGTCGGGCTGAACTTCAACTGTATTATCCTCAGCGATTTCCTTAACTGAACCCAATCCCCGACTCGATATTCCGAGCTTAATCCCAGATTTAAATAGCTCTTTCAAAATATTTCCAGACGGAGTTCCTAAAACTTCAACAGTACCGACCAAATCATTTCCGCTCCAATGCATTTCAAGAATATTATGTGATGCGTTTTGAAGATTGACAACAGATGAATCAGGATGATCAAGTTCCCCCAATGCTCTACGTTCTTTGATCTGAACTCCGGAATATTTCTTTGCTTCTCGCATTAAAGTTTCACGGGGATAAACCCGTCCATTCTGATTTTTTGCTTCTGCACGTTGTAATACTCCAGAAACTACTAATTTTCCATTGTTCTTTGATAACGATTCATTAATTTGTTTTGGTGTTACATTAAATGGAATGTAATCTACTAGTATTTTGCGATTATCCATTTTAAATTCCCCCTCGATAAACAAAATTAACAACAGAGCCTGCGCTTCCGCTCCACGATGTAGGTGAAATTTCAAAACGACGCTCTAAATTTCCTTCAAATACGGCGGTACTTGTTGAACCAGTATCAAATGTTAATGATGGTGCCTCACTCCTTGTGTAAAATGTAACGTACCCACTCCCAGAACCAAACTCGAAGGAAATATCACCATCTCCCTCATTTGCAATATAAACCCATATTGGTCTATCTACAACCGCCATAGCAGCTGGTGACGTTACTTGCTGGAACGCCCTTGTTGGTAAACTTTTTGGTGATGACTTTGTATTGTCATCTGGATCTGCTTGGTATCTTCCCATTATTATTCTCCGTTATTTCATTTTTTGTAAAATTTTAGTTATACGTTCAGCCATATCGATAAAGCCCGGGAGACTTCTGATGTAAGTTTCAGCCCATTTTTCAGGATTCTTTGCGCGCGTGATAGCTATCTCTAAATCATCTATCGCATTAACTATTACTATACCAGCATCGTCTGGGTCGATATATCTTTCATTCAGTAATTCTTCTCTTATCATCTCTTTTAGTTTTGATTTTGTTAGTTTCATTATTTTACCTCCAACTTGTTCGTTTAATCCAGATATCCCTTATAATTGAAGCGACTTCATCTCTTATAAGTTTTCTTATGAGCTTTACATCATTGCTCTCTAATTCTTCGTTAACAAATTCATATCCAACCGCATCTAAAGCCGTTTTCATTTTCTTTTTCTTCTTTTCTTCATCATCCGAAAAGGCATGTGGTGTGCTATATCCATCAACATCACCAGTTGTAGTAATTTCTTCAAGGTCATCTTCCTTTTCTTTCATATACTCGTCTAATACACCGCGAATAAATGATCTCAACTGAGATTCTACTTTTTCGTTCATGTCTTTTTCAACTCTTTAAGTAATTCATAATACCTCATCAGCTGAATTACTGACGAGTCTTTTGTAACTCTTGAATGGTGTGTATTGCAAAATTTATCAATTGAGTTAACGGCTTCATTTAACTTAATTTTTGTTATTTTGTCATCAATTTTCTTTCCATATTTTTTGAGTTCATTTTTGACTTTAGGAACTTGCTCTTCAAAATATTCTTTTAATGAATTTGTTCCGGAAATATTATTGATATATGCCCTTAAAAGTTTTTTCTGACTGGAATCTAAATGAGAATATTTTTGATTGAATTTTTCAAGTAAAATACGATAGGAAATCATTCTTAGATCTTCATCATCAGGTAATTTTGAATCTATAGTCTGAGAAAGCTGTATAGTTTCTTTCGTTGTTATATTTTCAATCAAATTAAAATAGGATGTAGTCTTTTCTGCTGGAGATAATGCATTTTTTTCTTCAAAGAGCTTATATATTGATGCATAAATTATATAATTTGAGACTTTTGAAGAGAGAAATTTACCTAAATCATATTTACTACGAATTTCTTTAATGAGATTGAACTTTTCTCTCTTTAACCTCTTAATATCTATCTTCTCTCGCGCTTTAATAACTTCAGAAATGAAAAATTCTGCTTTTTTGTCACTATCGAACTTCTTATTAACTAAAAAATTATACAGAGCCCATTCTTTTCCCAGTTCTGTCTTCTCATTAAATCGTTTCTTAATAATACCTAAAGCAAAGCTTTTACCAGATTCATTAAGTACATCTGATGTTACTTGTCTTAATAGGAATTCGAAGAGAAGCCCGGTATTTCTAATTTTGTTATGCTTCACTTTTTTGTTACTCATAAGTTATCTCCAATAATTCAGCAAAAATATAGTTTTTCATATATAAATATGATGAAATTATATTTTCTAGTATGATTATTATGCCTCCTCTTCAACAAAAAGTAAATCTTCGCTTAAAAGTCCGCTTTTCTTTTCTTGATTTTTGAATTTTTTCTTTAGCTGATCTAACAATCCTTCTGACTTTACAATAGTTGATCCTTTTCCTAGATATAATGGACTACCACCTTTAAATTCTCGTTTTCCAAAGTGTTCACGCTCATATTTTGTAGCATCTTTCCTATCCTTCGATGTAGCGTTTCCAAAATCATGATGTGAATATTGTGGATCTTTCTCTGATCCTCCCCAATCACCCTTCAGTGATGATGCTCCATTCTCATCATCGTCATCGACTTTTTCTCCAGTTTCAAAAGGATCATTACCCTCATCTTCAATTTGTGTATGCCTGAATTTCTGTTTTGAATCTGCAGCTATCTCACTCATCAGTTTTTTCTTCTGATGTTCATTTAGGTCGAATATATTTTCATATATCCAATTCTGTGAAAATAGCTTATTTTCTATTGCACTCTGTGCGATATCAACTTGCTGATTTAACAATTCAAGTTTCTCTTGCTCATGTATCATTGATGGATTTGTTAATCGAAGATCAAAATTCAATAATTCCACACCGCTGAATCCCTGAGTATATAAATGAATAATTGCGATCTTTTCGAGTTCAGCCACAACAATTTTCTGTAAACGCTCAATTGTCCTAGCAAAGCGAACATCTTCTGCTGCAAGCGTGCTGTTTTTTATAATGATACCTGTACTTAGAAGATAGTTATGATTCTCGTTATCCACTTCCATGTTATATGTATCAACTCTTTCGTTTAACCATTCAACTCTAACAACTTTATGGTTATTTGGTTGATATATTTGTTCATATTCATTACTATTATTAGCTATTTTTTTATTTTGGCGATAAACCGCTTGTAGACTATCCCCACAGGCCAGCTGTTGAGCTTGTTTTTCATCTCCACCCTTTAGAACAAAATTATGATCCGGAGTGCAATCTATATGGGTATCATTATCAAGATATACCCGAACCAATTGGGCGTCTTTACGAGTCTGCTCTGCCATTTTAATTTTCGCTGGGATAATACTATCTGTTTTTACATCATATGAGTATACCCACCAATCTGGATCGCTATTTGTGGCAAATTCATCCGATATTTCTTTAATAGTTTTTGTTTTTCCATCTAATAGTGGTATTTTTGTATCCGGGTGAAGGCATTTTCCGCCAGATAGCCCCTCTTCGTATCCTAAAAACGCCTTTGGAATTTTAAGCGCCGCCATCATTTTATTTCTTAAATATTCAATATCATCAATTGCATTATCATTTGATAGCCCAGGTAGAGTATCAATCTCAGTTCCGCTATCACCTCCTCGAACTGGCATATAGTAATCTTCTAACACTGAATTTTTTACAAAAAAGCCATCTCTAGTCACACCTCCATGAGAATCAATAGCGAAATTATGAAAATCCTTAACCTCCATACAATAAACATCACACCTCTCTGTTAAGAATTCGACACTCTTAACTGAGTGATTTATTCTCACTCGTTCACTTTCAGTCTCTGAGTTCCACATTTCAGAGGCGTTATTACCATGATATCGTATATACTCTTCAAAAGTCATTGTACAGGTTAGATTTTCAGGTATGTTATTTAATTTATTAAAATCAGAGTGATGAATAACATTTGATGTATTAATATAATTATCAATATTATACTGATTCGCTACAACACGGTGAGTAAAATTATAAGAATTTGTTTCCGGGTTAAAGACTTTTTCATATCCCCCAATATTCTTTTCGCTACTAATATTTGTATAGAATGGCATTAGTGAATCTCCTGGTTGAATATTTTTCGCTAATATATATTCACCGTCACTGAGCATTATAGGATGCTCGGGCTCAAAATCCACATAACTATTATCATTTATTGTAACTCTTACAATATTCGCATTCTTTTTTGTTAATCCACACCAAACTACCTCTCCCGCTCTAATAGAGTTATTATTATCTCGATCAACTGAATATACATAATTTTTCTTACCTTGTTCATGCTCTTTAGCTAGATCCTTAATAGTAATAGTTCTCCCGTCTACTAGCGGAATTTTAGAATACCACGCAATTGGCTCAACATTATATCGTAAATTGAATTCTCCTGTTGTTTGATCAATAACAGGAATTTTTTTCATCCTATTAATAATTTTTTGCATGTAATTATCAACTTCATTTGGTGGAATATTCCCAATATCGATTTTGAATATTCTTTTTTCTGGAGCTCTCATGATACGATGTATAAGCATAGCATCTTCCATAAGTGTTAGTTGTTTCCATACTTTTCTGGCTCCTTCTAACATGCTCTTACCATAAGGAAGAAAATTAGAATCGGATAATAATCTAAAATGAGCTATTTCATAATTTTCATATAGTTTTTTCTCGCCCTGTGGAGTTATATTTCGATCAGATGCTCCTGCTATTTCATATTGAACTAATTTTGGGTCTGAAGGATCATGATCTTCTAATCGTATAACATCATATGGTGATAATGGTTTAACACTAAGGATACCATATTTATCAGCGATGTCTAATAATAAGAAAAAATCTCCGTATTTTGTTAAATTTCTAAGCCAAGACCATAAATTGAATTCGATATTAAGAATATCAAAAAATAAATTATGTAAAATCCTATGTAATTTAGCATTATCTGTCTTAATCGAAAGGACTGATCCCTCAACGTTTGTAATATTACTCTCATCTGAGTAGATATCAAGTGCTGAAGAGAGAATAGGATCTGAATCCATTTGCTCAAAATCTCTAAATAATTCATTCCTCGCTATTTCATATGAATTCTTTGCGTTTTGCTGAGCTGAGTATTTTCTTCCCCATCCTGCTCCTGAGGAAACTCTCGTATACCTATCAATGAAATTAGTAGTTAGTCCCATTTGAGTAAAATCAACATCTTTTACTACTAATTGATTATCGCGAGTTTTTCTGATAACTACGCTACTTCCGAATAATCGTTTTAGTCTATTGAATAAGTTATTGTTTTGTTCTGCCATTATTATTACCTCTTACTTAATTGTTATTATAGGAGCCATGAAAGGTCTTCCTTCTTTCCCCTGATATCGATTTCCCATTCACTATCTTTGGGTTTTACTTTTCCTTTTGAAAATCCCGCATCATATCCTTTATTACTATTTAGTACAGAATCCATCAGAGCTCTTTGCATATTATCTTTTTCTGTTTTCAATCTTAATGCTGTATCTCTAATCCATAAAGCGATTGCGAATGATAATACTAGATCATCATTATATCCTCTCATTGCTTCTGCTCTTGAATTCTGATAAATGAAAACAAATAATTCTTCTACTAGTCTCGCTGATCTTAATTCTACTAATTTCTCCCTCGTATATTCTTCCATTTTTGCGACAATGAGTGGCCTTGATTTTGCTGATGTTGTAAAGCCAGGAAGCATATTTCTATCTTGAGTCCTATATCGATTAGTTTGCATTTGATGTTCAGTATCGACATATTGTAAATCCTTTGATTGATAGAATAAATTCTTATAGTTTCTATCAATAACTGTTTGAATTGTTGCCCAGCCAACATTATTATTTTCTATAATTAATAATGCATCGTTATATTTTGTTGATATCTCTATTAGAAAATTTCCATAATCAGTAGTCGATAATTGTCCCTTATATTCAGCTACCTGTTTGATACTTTCTACTTCAAAAATCTGAGCTGCTGAATAATCTGTTCCATCTCCTCTCGCGACGTCGGCAACGACTATATATTCCTTTGAGTAATCTGGTTGTTCCCATACCCATAAATTATTGTCAATTCCTAATCTCTCTACAGGATCTTTTACTTGGTTTTCCTTATACCATTGAAGTATTTGCGGATCGACTACTGAATTTCCAGATGACAAAAAGCTGGCATCGCACTCCTGGGCGGCCATTGTTGGACCAAGAATAACATCCTGTTCATCTCTCCACGCCTGATCTCTCTCTGGATGAAGATACCACGGTAATTCCGTAAAGCTGAAATTATTTTCTCCATCAATAGCTCTCTGCCATGTCTTGTGGAACCAGCCACCAACCCCATTTGGTGTCGATGTTACAATACAATCTCCTCCGGTGGCGAGTGTCTGTTGAGCCGCTGCCCAGATCTCAGAGATTCTATCAATAAATGCGCATTCATCGAGAATTAATAACGACAACGCTTCGGAGCGACCAGCTGATTCATTTGAAGCGATTGCCTTAATCTGTGAGCCATTTGTAAGTCGCATTGATAGTTTATTGTCTTCTTCTACTTTTGCTTTTAGCCATGAAGGTAGTCCCTGAAACATAACTCTAACCTTTGTCACTAAATTCTTTGCTGTATCCTTTGATGTTGCGATGACCAGAATATTCTTGTCATTGTGGAATAATAATAACCATAATGAATATCCAGCCATTAATGTAGATATACCTAACTGACGTGACTTTAGAATAATGTTATAACTATTATTCTGAAATTCCTCTACTATCTTCTCCTGGAAGTCATATAGTTCAAACTTAATCTTTCCTTTCTGTGGGTGTTGAATTATGCAATATTTTTTAAGAAAGTGTATAGGATCACGTGCACATTGAATATATTCGCGCTTGATTACTTGCTTAATATTTGATGATTGTGTCATACTATTCTACTTTACTAAATTGGTTATACTTACAGTTATTAATACTCCAGATATACCATATACATATTTTATCCATTCATTACATTCTGTTTTTGCTTCTAAGGTCTCTTCGCATAATTCTATATTTTCATTTAGCTTTACGATAATGGAATCCTTTAACATTATACTATTATTTAGTTCTATAATAAGTGAATCTTTTACAGTAAGCTGCTCCTCACAGACCTGATATTTCATAGCATCTTCCAATAAAGCTTTAACTTGCTCTTCAGATAATGTAATATATGTTGCTGTACTATCTTGACTTGAACCAATCGTTAACAGCACTAACGAGATCATCATTAGATAATGTATTAACTTTTTCATGTATTTTCCTTTGCTTATCATCAAGTTCTTCTATTTTCTTACCATATGTAATTATTTCATTATTATTGATTACAACTTCGTCTGTCATCTTATCTATCTCTGCATCAATTTCTGATGATTTTTTATTATAGTTATCCAATAATAATTTTTGTAATTGTTTTGCAACAAATTCTTTTCTAATGACATAGAAAACACATATCAATATTGCAATTCCAATACCAACAAAAAAGACTTTTATCTTTTCAAGAAATTTCCTCATGCTACTATACCTCATTCTTTCATTTTTTTCACTTGCATTGACACATTTTCGTTACCCATAGCATTTACAACTGATCTATCAAAAGCTTGATCAGCATCTTCCTTCATGTTCTTCAATATTGACTGAACTTCCCTTTCAATACTCTCAAATCTCTTCTTTTCCTGATCAGCGACCCAGTCACTCCATTTTCCTTCTATCTTTAGATTAGCTTCAAAGTTAATCTGACAATAAAAGCATCGTCCAAATCGATTATATGTATCCTGATCACGCTGTTTCAAAATAAGTCGCTCACAATCAGAGCATCTATCAAATCCTACTCCAGGACGGACGTTAATTCGCTTTCTTGATCCGTTTTTCCAAATCCATTCTGAACCATGATCATCAGTCCATGTTTCGCCCTCTTCGCGAATCGATTTTGGTTGATATCCAACTTGAATTTTACGTTGATATTTTCCATCAACTATAGATTGTATTTTTTCAATGTTCTTTCCCATATATTAACCTCTTATTTATATATAAATATATACGCTTTCAATTTATCTGCCACTAAATTTTAACATTCCTAAAAGTTGATTTATCGGAGCAAAGGTCCCAGTAAACTTATACATATTTCCTTTATACTTGAATACTAATCCCTCTGTCGGTACAATAGCTTCTGCCCCCCCGATAGCCTGTAATTTTTCGAGCTGAGTCTTCATTTTTTGTATCTTTGAAATATCTCCTCCTGCCCTAATATCAGTTACAACTTTATCAAGCTGTTGCTTCATTTTCTGTACAGCTTTATCGGGATTGGATGCAATAAATCCACTTACATTTTTCAATATATCAGCACCCAATTCAAAGAATAAAGTTTCAAAAGGAAACATATTTTGTTTAACGTATTTTTCATGATCAGTTTTGTTAAACGTTAAAGCCCAATCAAGAAACTTTTCATTATCAACATCTTTTTTCAGCCGTGGTATCTTATATGATTTATCGAAAAATGCCCATCTTTTTGTTAATCCAACTAAAACGTTATATGGTATTTTGTATTTATGTTGCTTCGCTGAATTGTAAATAAACTCTTCCCAAAATCTTTGATGATATAAACCAAAGCTATCGTTATCATTTAAGGCATATTGTTTCTGAAGTTTTTGTAATTTGTTAAAATAATATTTTTTTCTCTTTCCGAAATCTTGATGTTTTGGTATATCAAGAAATCTCGGCTTTTCAATCTTAAAGTGTTTTTGTATATGTTGATTTATCTGTCGAATCATACCCTCAAGTATTCTCGCGCTTCCTTTAACGATTCCAATAGGCGTTCCCTCATCATTATATTCTATAGCTCCATGAAATACTAATGCTACTATATCATAATCAATAACATTTGCGGATTTTGGCCACATTATTTCAAGATTCATGAAAGCTTTTCCTTCCATAAATATTTTTTGTCTTTGTTTATCTGATAATTTAGATATAGCAGATTGAAGATCCTTTACAGCAAATACAAAAGCATCTCTAATATCTCCACGATCCTTAAATTTTGACATAATACCTTTAACATCAAGAGCATTTTTTCCTGCATTCTTGATGTGTCCCTTATTTCGCGCAGATATAAGTTTCCCATCTCTCCAGCTCACCATTATATTCTGACCGTCCATTTTTTCACTAACATTGTCTTCTCTATTTAACTGTCCAGACAACCCAAAATTAATAATATTCTTAAAATCCTTAAATGTTAACTCCCAATCATCAAAAGGGTGAGACATGTGCCCGGCTGCTCCACCACATTGTAATAGAATTCTAGTATCTAGTGGATCAGCTGAATATTCAATATCTGTTAGTAATTGGTTTGCCCACCAATCCTTTGAAAATGCAGCTTCCTCAACAGGTTCCATATCATCGTGCTGCTCATCTTCTGTACGAGGTTCTGTATCTTCAGGTGCTTCCTTTCTTGGATCGTCATCACTAATAGGCTCATCTTTTGTATCAGTTATTGAATTATCAGCTCCTAGATAATCAACAAGTTCAAATCCTAATTGCTCAATTGCTCTGTTAACATTTTTGGCCCATAACATCCATGCTTCGTTTCCGCGTTTATCTGCCATAATTCCCGTACCAGCTTTTGTTCCAACTTTACCAGCTGGAAAATATGTTACAGTTCCTGTTGGTCCTTTAGGATATCCTGTATCATGTTCTGGAAATTCTTCTTCTGGTACAATATAATCAACAACGTCCCATCCTAACTTTGCGGCTTCCTTTTCTGTATTAATCCTATAGCTTTTTTGATTTCCCCACCAATATCTTGGACCGTCATCGACAATTCCAGATGCTCCATATACTCCATACGATATTTCTCTGATGAGTTCAAGTATAGTTTCTTCACCAATTCTACCAATAAACTCTGCAATATTTTCTTTTGTAATAAGCCTATATTTCATTAATGGCTTTCCGTTAATTAGTGCATCACCCTTTTCATTCCAGCTAATTGATTTTACTGTAATTTTCTTATTTTTGAAACGACCACCTAAAATCACATCTCCCACGTTAATTGGAATATTGATATCTTCTGTTTTTTGTAAAACTGACATAACTTTATCAATAGCTTTTTTCGTATCTGCAAATTTCACTAATTTTTTGGCTTCTTTTGCTGTCACCCATTTATAAGCACTATGCTCAAATGATAATTTTACGTTTTTTGTTGGAGATTCACCGAGAAAATACAAAACAAATTTCATTTCTGGTTTATCTAGCTTTTCTCCCGCTTCGTAATCTACTTTTACTAAATATTTTGATATATGTTTGAATCCTGGAAGTACTTTCTTGATTTTCAGTCCCGTTTCTTCCCTTGTTTCTCTGAATGCTGCTTCTAACGCCTTCTCATTTTCCTCTAAATGGCCTTTTGGAAAGCCCCAACCATAATTATTTTTCAAAAGAAGCAACTTTATTTCATTATTTTCCCTGATAAATGGAATTATTCCTGCAGATTGATGAACCTTTGCTTCATTTATTGGATGATATTGATATTTTTCATTGGAATCTGTTCGATTTCGTTCTTTTTTGACTCTTTTTTTGATTTTTTTCATATCTTCTTCATCTGGATAGCCAGTTCCAATCGATTCAACAATTTTTTTGAACTTATTTACCATTATATTGAAGATTTTTTCATTGAAATATCCGAAAGCTTGCTTGAATAGTTTTTTTCTTACATCATCATCAATTTTTGATGAGCCCAATAACTGTCTCATCACTGTTCCACTGACTTCCTTACCCCTAACCCTTACAGAAACATGTGGTGCTGTTAAAATATAGCCAACATCTTTGTATCCTTTTAAATTTCCTTTATTCTTTTTGTAATCTTCAAAATATTTCTCGCTCGTTAATCTTCCAGCATCCTTAGCACCAAAAATATACACAACAGCTGTTGTTTCTGGATCGTATTTATCTAATGCATTTGCTGCAATATACGGTGTTCTCTCCTGTACAATTCTATTCTTAGGTACACCCATTTTAACCATATGAGTAACTTTTTCTTTGAAGCTCATTGGATGTCGTGGGAATTTCATGATTCCAGACGTTGTAATATATACACTATCCTTTCCAAATTTCTTCACCAAATAATCGTATACACCTTTATGATGAGGCCCGAATGGCTGAAAACGTCCCCCGTAGCAAAAGATAACTTTTTTGATTTTTTTCTGCTCTTCAAGATTTTCATTCTTACTTGCTTCAATTGCACGGAGTTGCGCTAATGCTTTTTCCTTTGTATCATGAGTTCCTAAACGATCACCACCAGATTTTGGATAAACAACATACTTATCTCCAACTTTCTTGATTGTTTCTGTTGTAAGGAACGGTTCAATGATTGCTTCTACTAATTTACTCACAGTTTACTTCTCCAAATTATCAATTGATTTCTTAATAGATAATACCATTTTGTAAAATTTCATATATTCACGCTTTACTGTTGTATAGTTACCTTTCTTAACATGGTCTTTCATTTTCGCCATAATAGGCAACAAGTTCGTTATTTGAATTGGAATCCATTTTTGGTAATCCATTTCATTTAACTGCTCTTTTTCTGTTAAAATATCTTTTAACTTAATAGTTTTTGGCATAATTAATATCTCCTGCTGTAAGGTGAATAAACTCTATCATATATAAATATAAGATTCTAGTTAATTCCTGTATATTTTGTTTTCTCAATAATAGGTATAACTGCTTTATCTCCTGTAAAATAATTACAATTATTGGGAACATCTACATCAATAATCTTTTCTGTATAACTAAACTTTGGATTATTAATAACTGTATCCTTAAATCGTTGGTCGTTATATTTTGATTCACCACTTGCCATAAACGCTGATATTTTTGAACCATCTCTCATGTGCCAATCATGACATATATCGATAAACATATAGAATCTTTCCTGTTGAAGTTTCTGTTCAAATATATTCATTGGTTTTTCTGTTGGGTAGTCATCAAAAAATATCTCATCAAATATTCCTAACTCTCCTAACTTCTTTTGCCACATTCCTTCTACAATATTGATATTTTCATATTGCTTTGACCATTCTTTCAATCTTTTAATGACAACGGGGTGACATTCAATAATCGTATGACTTTTTGGATTATGTTTCTGTATCTGTGTTGCTGAATAACCACACCCGAATCCAATTTCAAGAACATGACCTTTTGGTTTTAGTTGGTCAATACATGCTTCCATATAATTCTTTTCCCAACTCATCATTACTTGAAGGTGATCTTCACGAAGAAGTATTTCTTGATTGTTATCGTCTAATTTGAATTCCTGTTTGTACATATTATTAAGTTCTCGTTAATCCTATTTTTCCACCACGAATCTCATCAGTTGTAAGCGCGGGGTTTACTTCAAGTATAACATATGTTTCCCCATCCCCCGCGGGGTCGGGATCGAATGTTATTGTACTATTTGTATTACCAGACCCAACGGAAGCAGCACCATCATTGGTAATAGAACCTGAATATGCAGTAACAGATATCGAAACACTACTATATACATATGCAGTTTTTGCTGTAAATCCTTTTGGTATTATTTTCATTGCGTAGAAATCCTTACTCGCGATTCCAATAGTTGCTGACCCTCCGTCATCATTCATCTTCACCATATAGGCGCGCGATGCCCCATCGTTGTCAATATGCGCAAAATCTGCAGGTGTTAGTGCAATAAATTCATCATTTCCAAGATAGCCATCAGACCATTTATCTGTTCCATCTCCTAATGTGATTTTATTGCTTCCACTTATCGCTCCCTCGACGTGGAGTTTTGCTTGTGGACTCGTCGTCCCTATGCCGACGTTGCCGGAACTTGTGATTCTGACCTGTTCAGACCCATCAGTTATCAAAGTAAGTTCATTTGCACCTGCCCAGCCTACTCCAGTATCACTATCATCTGCAAAAGTATGTCCTGGGACTGTTGCTGTGGATTGCAAATAATTTAGATACGCATGTCCCGTCGAACCTGCTCCTCCAACAAAACCCATCCACCTAACACTTCCTCTGTTCACGCCTCCTGTATAGAAT